AGTCAAGGGGCAATTCGGGCTGGCGAAGTCTGGAGGAACGGGCAAGTGTCTTAAATTATATATTTTGTTTTACTTTACAGATATGTCTGATAGATGGATACCTCCTAAATATGCCTGGCAGGGAAGAGAATTACAGTGGATTAACTCAATCCACACTACACACGATACTTGGTGTGGCTGTAGTAGTGTTATTACTCACTTCTTACGCGCTGTTTCTGCTCGCGGTGAATTTTTACCTGTTTATACACCTGCCGAGAAAGCAATAAGCTTTTTACCAGAATGCCCTACTACTACAGAAGAAATACCCCCTATTACCGCTACCGGAGATACTTCTGGAATCCATACAGAAGAAGAAAGAGGATTATTAGACCTAGAAGAAGGAGACTCAGACGCCTTGTTCGCAGACGACCACGAAGAAGACGCCGCTGGGTAAGGAGAAAAAAAAAAACTATATTTTTAAAACAATGGCAACCTCCTACTATAAGACGATGCAAAATTAAAGGACACATGTGTTCAATGATGTGCGCTCATGGAAATGAAAGCCATAACTATAATCAATATGTAAAATCTTATACACCCTCTAATTATCCAGGAGGAGGAGGATTTTCTATTTTAAGATTTTCTTTAGGAGCACTATATGAACAATTTAGTGACTTTTTTAACTTTTGGACAAAAACTAACAAAAACTTGGACTTATGTAGATATATAAAATGTAATTTACTATTTTGGAGACATTCTGATGTTAGCTATATTGTATCTTACAATAAAAACTATCCTATGACTGCTAACCCCTTAAGCCATGCACAAGCACATCCATCTAGACAAATACTACTAAAAAAAAAACTAATAGTACCTAGCTTTAAAGAAAACAGAAACAAAAAACCATATAAAAGACTAACAATTAAACCTCCCTCTTTACTTAACTCTAAATGGTTCTTTCAAAAAGACTTTGCAGATGTAGGATTATTTTTACTAACAGTAACTAGCTGTTCTTTAAATCATGCTTTTGCCGCTACAAATGCAGAAAGCAATAATATTTCTATTTACTGCTTAAACACACAAAATGTTTTTAAAAAAATAAACTATGTAACAACATCAGGACAACAAAACTATCAACCATTAGGAGGCACAGAAACATTATTTGCAGCATCACAAAAAACAAACTTAACTGATAATAATACATGGCCGTTAGGATCACAAAAATACACAGAAGGTAACCCACCTTCCAATCCAGGAAACATATTTTTTAAATCCTATGCAAGTGGAGAAACTTACATTTTTAAAGGAAATAAGCCTAAAGGTACAGAATTTAAAGAACCTTTATACATTGAATGCAGATACAACCCATTACTAGACAATGGAGATGGAAACCAAATTTACTTATTAAGTACAGGAACTACATCAAACCCTTGGCAACCACCAAGTGACCAACAACTAATTATTTCAGGACTTCCATTATACATAGCTCTATTTGGTTGGACAGATTGGATTAGAAAACTTAGACCAGCATCACAAATTGATATAAATTATCAATTAGTAATAATTACAGACAAAATCACACCAAAACTACCAGCATACATACCTATATCAGAATACTTTATAGAAGGAAATGGCTTATACCAACAACCACTTACAGATACAGAATTAGCTCACTGGTACCCTAGAGTTAAATTTCAAGAGCCAGCTATAAATGATATTGTAAAATGTGGCCCTTTTATGCCTAGAGCAGAAGGAATTCATAGTTGGGAAGCTCACTGTACTTACAACTTTATTTTTAAGTGGGGAGGAAGCGTACCACCTGAACAAGACATTAAGGACCCAATCAGCCAGCCAGCATACTCCGTCCCCGATAAACTCAGCACAACAATACAAATTGAAGACCCGCGAAACATCTCCCCGTATACAACATTACACCCTTGGGACATTAGAAGAGGGACACTCACAGAAACAACTCTCAAGAGAATACTTGAAGACGCAGAAACTAAAGCATCTTGTATTACAGGGAACGAAAGCACTCAAATCCTTACAAAAAGAAGAAGAACAATGGAACCAGATCTTTACACCGACATTCCCTGGGACCAACAACTTCTCCACAAAGCCTTCGAAGAAAATATCTTCCAAGAAACGGAGGAAGAAGAGACGACACAAGGAAACCTCATCGAGCAGTTCAACAAGCAAAAGCAGCAGCAGCAGCGACTCAGACAGCAGCTAACCACAGTAATACTAAGCTTAAAGGAACAGCAGCACAAAATGCAAATGCAAATGGGTACTTTGTAGATGACTATATGAAGTTTAAACATACTCACAGAGAATTTACAAAAGATGAATATGAAACAGGAAAAGAATTGTGTTCAATTTTTAAAAGATATCCTAGAAAATACTTAGATGATAAACCTTTTACCCATGTGTTGTACCTGCACCTATTGTAAACTTTAACCTTAACTATAAACTCTAGGCATAACAAAATACACTTGAGTCTGTGATGCTTATTGTAGCCACACCCCCTTTGTATACGTCACCAATATGCTAATAAACAGGAAATAAGATTTTAACTGGGGGGAAGGGTTC